GTATTGATATTAAGCATGACCAAATAATTATTAATAATGCTTTGGGTAATGCGACAATAACATCGCCAAACCTTACATCTGCAACTGAATTTCAACTGCCCGATAAATTGTCAAGTCCTCAAACCTTTGCAATGTTGAGTGATTTAACAAGTGGCGGTATCACAAAGGCAACGGCAGCGGGTACGGACACATACACAACTACAATCACAGGCGTTACAGGTTATGCCGATGGCGATACCTACTTAATACGATTTACTAACGGAAACACAACGGCAGCAACGTTGAACATTAACACGCTTGGGGCAAAAACACTATACCGCAATAACGATGGTGCTTTGATTGGTGGCGATATATGGGATGGTGGCGAAATGCTTTGTATATTCAACTCAACATTAGACGGTTTTCAATGTATCGGAACTTCACCTAATAGCTTGTTTGCATACGTTACCAATGCTGATAGTGTGTCTATTACAAAGGGGCAAGCGGTGTATGTTTTTGGTGGGCAAGGCGATAGAATTACAGTTAAATTAGCATCAAATCAAAGTGACACTACATCCGCTCAAACAATTGGTATAGTTGTAACATCAAGCATTGCAGCCAATCAAAGAGGTATTATAATTGTTCAAGGGCAGTTGGATGGGTTATCGTTGTTCCCTACATCAACTTGGGCAGATGGTGATTTTGTTTACTTGGGTGCAACAGCGGGAACGGTAACAAAGACAAAGCCATACGCACCCGACCATTTAGTTTATTTGGGTTACGTGGTTAAAGCAAGCTCAGGTTCAGCGGGGCGTATGTACGTGAAAGTGCAGAATGGTTATGAACTTGATGAATTGCATGATGTAAGTGCACAAACGCCTGTCAACAAGGATGGTTTGTTTTACAATTCAACAACAGGTTTATGGACAGCAAGGCAAGTAGCAGCAACCGACATTAATGCGAATGTAAGCAATACCGAATTTGGCTATTTAGATGGTGTTACAAGTAACATCCAAACACAGTTAAATTCATTGTCAAGAATTGCAAGTGTTGGTGATGGTACTGCGGTTACTGGAACAACTAATAATACACTATGTAAAACATTGACGTTATCAGCAAATGCAAGAGGGGCAAATGATGCTCCAATTGTATTTTTTCAAATTAAAAAAACAGGTACAGCAGGTGGTGCAACGGTTAGACTTTATTGGAATACAACTGCATCATTAACAGGGGCTATATTGCTTGCAAGCACAGGGTCAAACAATACTGCAACGCAATTTACAATTAGGCATTTAGGAATTGAAGTTGCTGATGGAACAGGCAATGGAACACAAGTATTTAACGCAACAACTGCTGCTAATAATTGTTACGGTGCAGTTGCAGCAGCATTAACAACGGCTGCAATTAATTGGACTGTTTCGGGTTTCTTAATCGTAGCCATACAAAATGCTTCAACTGGCGACAGTTCAAATTGCAATATAATTTCTTTAACATGATAATATACAATTTAAAAGTAACAAGCAACTACTTTGAGCAAGTTGATGATGTTGGATGCCATATCGAACTTGAACATTCAATTAGATATGTTTACCTTGCCGATACCGAATATAGAACAATGCAAGAACTTAAAACAGCAGTTGAAACTTTATGAACCAAGACATAGCGCAAGCGCATAGCACAGTTACCGACTTGTTTGGCGGTACTATTATGGGTGCTATACTGCAAGTAATTATAGGCACAACTACTTTATTTGTTGAACTTTATACATCGGGAGTTGATATGGATGAATTTACCAAATGGGCAATTAAAATCGGTTCGTTAATCGTGGTCATTCTCGGTATTGTTAACGGTTGGCTTGCGTACAAGAAGAACAAAATCGAGTTACAAAGATTGCAGAATGAGCAACGAACTAATAACAATAGTTAAGCCATTCATTGCGGTTATCATTGTAGCCGTTGCCTTTGTTATCGTTATGCGTGCCGAGTATCGAAAGGCAGTTAAAACGGTGCTTGGGGCGGTATTGGTTTGGTTAGGTTTGCGAGATTGAATTTAATTACTATCTTTGCGGCAAACTAAAACAAAAAACCTATGAGCCGAAATCAAAGAAAATTATTTGAAGCGACTGTGTTTGCGGTCATTTCAGTAGTCATGAACACAGCCGTGTTACACGACATTAAGAACATTTCGTTAGAGATTATTACAATGGAAAGCCGATTGCTTCAAGCATTCTGCTGTTTGTCATTAAGTGCCGTGCTTGCTACGTTGCCTATTACATTATTCACTTGGTATAAAAGTATAAAGGGATGATAACAGCCACACTAACACGCATACCACAGCCAAGTCAAATGCTCGGTAAATTAATTGTGAGGGAAAACAACGCAGTTATATTTGAGTGCGATACCATTGAACTTCCATACTTGAACAACAAGCCACAAGTGAGTTGCATACCCAAAGGTGCTTATCAAGTGGTGTATAGAGAAAGCGCAAAGTACCCAAGGCATTATCATGTGTTAGACGTACCCAATCGCAGTTTCATATTGATACATCAAGCCAACTATGTAGGCAGTAAGAACCCACGCACGCATAAACCCGATTTGCTCGGGTGCATTGGTGTAGGCAGGGGATATGCCGATTTGAACGGTGATGGGATAGTTGAACTAACAAGGTCAAATGCAACACTAAAACAGATGCTTGCAGTTATCGGTAAGAAACCATTTACATTGACAATATTATGATAAAAGGCAAACGATACAACTATTCGGGCAAGGTTATTACTTACCTACGCATGATAACTATACCCATTGCAGGCCACATGATGCCACACATGGAGTTTATGGCTGAAAGCGGTGCGAAGTTTACCATGACTATCAAAGAGTTTGAACGGTTAAAATTACAGGAAGTGATATGAGCGAAGCCGTTAATCATCCAAAGCATTACGGTGGCAAGGACAACCCGCTTGAAGTCATTAACATCATCAATCATTACAAGTTAAACTTTGAATTGGGCAACTTAATTAAATACGTGTTACGTGCCGATAACAAGGGTAACAGAAAACAGGACTTGCAGAAAGCATTGTGGTACTTGGAATATGAAATTAATAAATATGAAAATGATGCACGAAACACCAATCAATAATAAAACCGTTAATAGTGATTTGGGTGCTGTTAGCGGCAGTTTATCTCACGATATTTATTTATTTAAGGTAAAAGATTATACAACTATTTTACTTGGTAGATACCACGATGGAAAATTCTACATTCAACGTGGAGATGGAGTAAAATATGAGTATGAAGCGTACAGAGTTGTTTGGAAACGGTTACTAAATTGCCACTAACTACCCACTACCCGCATACAAAAACAAAAAACAAACATGAAAATACTTGATAGCTTTAAGAATATAAAGGGCAACTATTCAGCACGTAAGTTGAGCGCATTCGTAGCTGTTGCAACCTCGATATACATCACAGCAAGGTTGATACCCGAAGCCGCTCAAATTGATGCACTTTATGCTTGGTTGATATTCGCAGCCGTGTGTATGGGCATTGTAACGGTTGAGCAGATAGTTAATTTACGGAGCAACACTCCAACCGAGCCGAGAGTAGACCGTAGAGAAGAGGGGGCAGGATGCTAATACTCAACCCAAGAATAATGACCTTTAAGTTTACGGTCCCGGACATGCAACCGAGCGAGGGCATTCAAAAGATTGCAGGATTTAGCCGTGGGCATCATCATGTTGACAGCGTGCGCATAGGCATCAACAGAAGCGAAGATACAAGCACTTGCCGTTTGTTTCTGTACACCTACTTAAACGGCAAACAGATAAGCAAGTACATTGGCGAGGTGCAAGTAGGGGAGTTGTGCCACGTAACATTGAAAATGAGCCGTTACGAATACTATTGCATTGTCAATGATATGACACAAGGGTTTAGCTTCCCGAGCCGTAGAACATTGCCAATTGGTTATACTTTGAAACCGTATGCAGAGGAAGATTATACCAATAAGCGCATACCATTCAAGGTCAAAGTTGAAAACATTATATTAGTATGAGGGTATATTTGCAACTTGCCGCCTTGTTACTTGTGTTGGTAGCCATGACTTACCGAACGTGCCATAGAACCAACATTGAGCCGTTTAATGTTAACCACAACATTGATAGTTTACTCAATCAAACCGAAGTATTACGTGAGCGTGCAAGGTTGGCAGAGGCCAAAAGCAGAATACGAGATACCGTTTATGTTACAAGGGTAAAGTACATTCGCACCATTGCACCTGCCGAGTGTGATACGTTCATTCAGTTGGTGGTGCAAGAATGCGATACATTGATACAGATTAAAGAAGTTGAGATTGCCGTTAAAGATAGCGTAATTGTTGCCGATAGCACGCTCATAGTAGCTCAACATAAAGAGATACGCAAACAGCGCAGACACAAGCGCATTGCGGTATTGGGGGCGGTTATGATATTTATTTTGTCGGTTATAAATTAATTACTATATTTGAGCACGTTTTCATAGGCGTTAAAATTTGTTTTAAAGGGCAGTTCAGAAATGGGCTGCTTTTTTGTTTTTAACATATTTTAACAAAATAAAGTTTGCAGGTATGAAAAATAGGTTGATATTTGTGCCAACAAATTAAAACAACAAATAATTATGACAAATCAAGAAATTAAAACAGCACTTTTAGAAGGACAAAACTTCGGC